ATGAACACTGTACCGCCAGATGGATTACCGATGTACCGATTGATTACCGGACCTGATGACTCATCATTTTGTAACCGAGTTTCAGATCAATTGATGCTTGGCTATGTATTATACGGCTCCCCCTCAATCGCTTATGACGCAGATAAAAAGACGATAATTGCAGCACAAGCGATCATTTGGCCGGGGAATTGAGTTTGATGACAGTGAACACTGCATGGTTATAGTTGCCAACGTGTGATGTTTTAAATCGACTTTTGGATTGAGTTTACGGCAACTAAGCGTTGCCTCATAGTTGATAAAACTCTCTATTTTTCAACGCGTTTATTTTCTTTTATGATACTAATTTGTGGCCATGCTAAATAATTATTGTTCACTGTAGCTAATCTTTGTTAGCAACCTTCTGCGCTTAGTGGGTAGGGTAAACCACAGGAGAGGATGAATATGCAAGCTCCCCTAATACCTCAAGATGAGACTAAGAGAATTGCTACATTACGCGCTTATAATATTCTCGACACTTCTCCTGAAGAACGCTTTGATCGTATCACCCGCTTAGCTAAACGGTTATTTGATGTGCCTATCGCGCTCATATCTATCGTTGACGTAAATCGTCAATGGTTTAAATCACATCCAGGGTTGGTAACCAGCGAGACGCCCAGAGATATATCTTTTTGTGGTCATGCCATTTTAGGTGACGATATCCTTTTAGTGCCCAATGCCCTTGACGATATCCGTTTTAGTGACAATCCATTAGTTACCGACGATCCTGGCATTCGTTTTTATGCAGGCTGTCCACTGGTTGTTCCCAATGGCAGTAAACTTGGGACACTTTGTCTTATCGACCTTAAACCGCGCATTTTGGATGAATACGATCAGCAACTTTTATGTGATTTAGCAAAAATGGCCGAGCAAGAAATTGCTGCCGTTCAATTGGCAACTATTGATGAGTTAACACAGTTAACCAATCGTCGGGGTTTTGAGATTTTGGCTCAGCATGCACTAACGTTTTGTTCGCATAATAATATTCCTGCCACTTTGATTTTCTTTGACCTAAATGATTTTAAAGAAATAAATGACTGTTATGGGCATGCTGAAGGTGATAAGGCATTAGTGACTTTCGCTGAAGAGTTACAGCTTTTCTTTCGTGAGACGGATGTTGTCGCCCGCCTGGGTGGCGATGAATTTGTCACATTACTAACGGCATCGAGTTGCAACGATATACCAGAAATATTAAACCGCTTTAAAATTGCCTTAGAATTACGTAATAGCCAAGAATTGCGTGGTTATAATATTGGCTTTAGTGTGGGATATGCCAATTGCAATTTAGATAAAGACACACCGATTAATGAATTACTTGCTGCCGCCGATTCATCCATGTACACGCATAAGTTAGAGTTACGCACTAAAAAGCCCCCATTCTCTAAGAGTTAATTTCATGTGCTATTACACTTCTCAAAGCACCAGCAAGCCGTCGCGTTAATAATTAATCAAATCAAAACTAACGGCTTAAACAATAAATCTGCCAGGAGAGAGATACCTGATATGCCCCTAAATGGTGCCGACTCCCTAAATAGGGGCACCACCTTAGTTATCCATAATAGAAATAAACCATTTTTCAATTAGTTAGATATGGCGCAGATATTGCTTAACTAAGAGTAACAATACCCAGGAGGAAAAATATGAAAACAATGTCTGCCTACTACTTACAATATGCTGTATTTTTGCTACTGGTTGCTGGAACCATCAATTTTATTTTTCAGTAACCACTATAAGAGTCTCGCTAACGCGCGGCTCTTTTGTTTTATCCGAGATAAAAAGTACAATAAATTTTCGTGTTAATACAAAAAAATAGTTGTTTGACTCATTGAACCCCGCCCAGCATGGCTGGCATCCAGCCATCGTGCCTCGACGTTTAGCCTAAAATAGAAAGGATATGCTCAGGAAAGGCAGTATCAAACGTTTGAGCGATTTCCGCTTTCGATCACCATGGGTATTTACTGATCACAAACCTCTCATTATCACTGCCCCTGGCTATTATGGGAAACTGAGATTTTTATTGTACAATCTTAGCGAATAAATTATTACGATTATCACAACTACGCAGCAAATAAAGTTGCCAGCACAAGCCTATAATCATGGTTGATATTTATTAGATTTTATTTATTCAATTGAAATTGGAGTTTTAAAGTATCTACCCATTGTTATGGTTAATACTTACATAAATAAGTTGATTATCCTAATCGAGGTTCGCTATTTATATATCATAAGAAGTAGGCGGAAGGACGATATTGAAATGCTAAGAAGATTTGCACGCCGTTAACCAAATCATTTAATCCAACATACGGAACAAATAAGCGGAATATTAAATCTTAACAACATGAAAATATGATTAAAATAGACTTAATGTTAATTAACTGATTGATTTTGTTGGTGGGTCGTGCAGGGTTCGAACCTGCGACCAATTGATTAAGAGTGCGTAGAACTACCATTTAAACCAGTAACTTACCGCATCAACTGCCGCTCACACGTCCCAAGATGCAAAAAGATGACAAATGTTGATACACGATGAAAAGCAATGATAGTCCCAAATTTGTCTCTAACCCTACCCCACCTCATAGGCATCCCTGCCCTAGCCATTAACTATTCGATCAATTCAATAAATCCACATTCTAAATCATTACATACCCACCATAATGCACCGTACATTGTTTCTTTATGCATTTGGTCACCACAGATAGGGCAAAACTTTACGACTGCATTTGTGGTTTGGTCTTCTTCATCGTTCATAAATTTCTCCTATGCATGGGCAGCTTTAGCGGCAGCTACGTCAGTAGCATATTTAGCCTTTCTATCAGCTATCTGGTTACGTACAACTTGAAGTTTTGCTGTTTCGTTAATACCGTCATTAACAAGTGCTGATAGATAAGAGTCGTTTAGTGAGGATATATCAGATTTGTATTCAGTTGACAGCCTATTTAATACTGTTGGTAGAGTATTTATATCTTCTTTAGTTGCTTCTCTAGCACCTTCAATATAATCACCAACGTAAACCCATCCATCCGGGTGAACCCAAAATTTAGTTTCAATACTCATGTTTTCACCTTAGTAAAATATTCTAAAAATAAATCGCCACTTTGTTGTATCTATAGCATATGAGGGGCCACCACCCTTCCCGCTCACAAGTATCCCCGTACCGGCGTTACCTGCGCTGATTGTTATTGTTGAGGTGCTCAATGCGGGAATGGGTGATAATGGGGCGTTCGTGTAATGTATCCCCCATCCAGCGGCAAAATCGCCAGGGCTATAACCAGTCAGGTCTGCTGCAATACATTTCAACAAAACATCAGCTTTACAGTGAAGAACATCAATGCCTGTGAGTCCATGACTCACAATTGTTGGCGTGCCTGTCACCGGCTGGTATTCGTTAGATACCCACACACGAGAAAGTACAGGGGTATAATCTATAGGCTTATATCTTGCATCAGCGATGGCAATGTCTGGGATGTTCGCAGAAGCTGTCCCCACGGCTCTCTGTGCAGCAGTACCAAGTCCAAGATTTGTTCTTCCACCCGCGGCATCAATTGCACCGGTTCCGCCGCCTGTAATTGGGATAGGGTTGGTTGAGTTCCAATCTTGAGTTACATAAATAGTGCGCGACCCCGCAGCGCCAGACATGCGGACATAATATGTATTATATTTGCCCGCCGAGCTTACGTGTGGAACCAACTTCAAAATTACATTACTCCCCGGCACGGAAATCACAGTAATACTTATAATAATTCCGGTGGGGTAAACAACTTCAACAGGGACGTTTAGCCAAGTGGATGAAGAGACAGCGTAATTTGCCCCTGATGTAAACGCGAATGTTTGAAAGTCAAAATTTGCAATAGTCGGCTGAGTCGATAGGCCAATGCCTATCCCAGTCAATCCCAAATTAGTGAGCGCTGTTTGTGGGCTGGCTAAATCTGATAGGTTGTTGGCTATCTGTAGAGATTGTGATTTTTGAGAAAGGAGATCCAATGTCCCCGCAGTCATCATGTTTGCAGCGATATCATTAGCAGACCACAGGCGGCTTACCGTCCCCTCTTGGGCGCGAACTATTGTCATGGTATCGCCAGTTCGGGCCGTGACATGCACTATCTCTGTTAATGTTCCTGTAGCAGCATCAATCAAAGTAAGTTTAAAAAAGCTCGTTCCAGACACTGGTGATGGGAAAAGACCGCCAGTACCGGTATTTACTGTTAAAGTTGTCGCTGATGCGCTGATCCCCGCCGATAACACTGTTGAGGCGTTATTTGCGGACAATAGTGTCAAGGCCATTTGGCCCTCCTGATTTTTAGTTAAAAATAAATCTAAGTGGTTTGATTTTGACTTTAATGAGTTTCACTGCAAAAATAATGCTTACCTAACACAAGAGGTTGTTTAAAATGAGCAAATGGATGGTTGTTATTTTAAAGGCGATTCTTTCCACAATAAGCACAGTAACAATATTGCTTTCTATTTTCCTAATATGTTTAATATTCGATCTTGCATTTCAAAGCGGGATGCCTCCGTTTGAAAACATAAGATTTAGCATATCCTTATTCTTTGTTATCACCTTACTTGTCTTTATATGCTTTTGTTTAAAAACACACCTGTATATTTCTATTGACAATAGAAATCAGAGTGAAAAAAAACAAATACAGCTTAAGAATGAAAATAGTTAATCAACCAACAATAGTCACAGAAACAGGCTGATAAAATGGCATATGTAACAGCCCGCTATCAAAAGCCTGTTTGAATAGTGATGCAAACTCATATTCGTTACTTTTAATCAGGACGCTTGTCTTCTGGTTAAAAGAACGGGTATTGAAAGTGGATGCATTATACAAACTAGAACTGGTCAACTTCCTGTAGCCTTTAACGATGGATATGCTGGCACCGGAGGAAGAAAATAGAACCGATATACTCCATCGCTGGTCATTCAACACATCAACACCATCAACACCGGTCAAGAAGCGCATGATGCGACGCTTAAGCCACGGTATCGTAAAGTTGAAGCCATCACCTTTATAGTAGTTCCATGTCATAACTCTTTTAAAGACATCATCTGACGCGACAACTTGCTCAGATTCGTTTTTAACCGCCCAACCATTAAAAGGGAGTTGATTAAAAAGCATGGCATTGAATGCCCCGTATACTCTCCGTTTATCGCTTGATAGTATCGGTGGTTTAACCCCGTAAATTCCACGCGCTATCCATCTAAGCTGATCACCAGCATTATACCCGCCAACGAAAACAGGAAGATTTGCGTCTTTCATCCAGCCATATATATCTCTTGCTAGCGTATTGTATGCGTCAACAAATGCCTGAATATTTTCATCATCATTGTACTGCTGGTATAGGTATGCGCGAATAATATCGTCAAGCATCTTATCCCCCGGCTACCGTTACGCCATCATCTGAAATAAACCAATAGCTGTATCTGTCACCACTGATTATATTTGTATTTTCATCTACTCCAGTAATAACCCCATTAACAGTGACCACAACATTTAAGCTGCTAATTAAACTCATATTAATAGTTTCATTAATTGACTGTAAGAAAACGTCTTTAATGCTGTTAATGTTTAAAGGGTTTCCCGCGTAAATTCCATTGATGTAAGAGATTACAGGCGCTGTCACCAGCGAGGCAACTGTAGCATCCGTTAAGTAATTTACACTTTCTGTTGCCCACTCTAGCCGCACAGTTACGCGCTGCTGGAGAGGTTGAACAAACGGGATGATGTAGTTATCGGGCCAGTCGTTTATTGTAACTGCGTTATTTCTTAGGTTTGGCGTCACCACCCCGCCACCGGACCATGCCCCAGAGCCGATCGTGCTAACGCCGATTGAGAATGAATGTGAATTTATTACGGTGATGGTGAAAGGCGTTCCATTTATTCCTGCCATCCCAGTGACACCGTTTATAACCGCTACCTGGCCATCACTAAACCCATGAGTGATATCAGTGGTCACAACCCCCGGCGAATCGTTAGTTATGCCAGTCACTCCCAATGTGGTTCCTTTCAAGCGGCTTATATCACCCGCTGATTTATAAATAGCTCCCGCCATTGAGAATATATCACCGCCTCCACACATGATTATCCAGGCATTACTATCCGCCACAACAGATACAAGCCTCGCCTGAACATTTTCTAAATCAGTTAATTTTTGACGAATAAACCCAGGATAACCCTGAACTGTACTCATCCCTGATTCCCATACGCGGCTACGAAACTCAGCAACAGTTTCAGCAGAACCACCAGGCACACCGGCTGTCTGATTTGTACAGGTAATGACAATGTCTGACGGTAGGCTTGTTGCAATATTATTCACTGTGTTCTCTGGCACAGCCCAAGAACCTGTAATTGTAGCCGCACAGGTTGTTGGTGAGGTGGTGCCAGATGAAGGGATGATTGTTGTATCCAAAAGAGAATATTGGTAAGTGCCATCTGAAACAAGGAAACCTTGGGGGATCGCGAATCCGGCCGGACCAGTAAACACTACCGGTACAGTTGTCAGTCCTTCTGTTTTTTGACTGGCTATCCCATATTGATCAGCAAGGGTGTTTAGCATAAAAACATTGGCAGTAAGAGGCCCGACTGAGTTAATTAAATCCACTCTAGCCTGGTCACACACCAACAGAGCACCAACGTTTGTGCTGACAATATCCTCTACTAACGAACCGGGTAAATCAGTTGTAATTCCAGGTGATTGCGCAGTGGCGAGGGAGACTATTTTATCTCTTAATTCATTTGCGGTTAGCGGGATAGGGCCTGATGCATTGTAACTAACTGGCAAATCACTCATACATTCACCTGTGCAATGATTTTTGAACCGGCGTTAGTTATAGCCGATATGTTATAAATTGGCGGGTCATCACTGACCATGGCAATCTGCAAAGAAGAGAAATACTGGCTAAATTGCTGCTGTATTCTATTGACGTAATAAGTCGGCAATATCTGCTGAATGACAGATCCATTAGCCGGGATGCCGTTATTCGCGTAAAAGGGTGATTCTTGCGGGGCCAGCTTCAGGTTTTGAATAAGCGTCGTCAGATAAACAGAATCATTAAAACCATTATCATCAGTCTCAACAAGCACCCATTGGCCCTCTGAATTTCTGCCGTAAGTTCTCATTCAGTAATATTCCCGTTAAAAGGCGTTGTAGTTGAACCGGTATTTGACCCGCCATTACCGTTGGTATGAACGTGGCTATTACACCATGCGACCAATCCAGCCCAGCCGGCATGCATAATCGCAGGGCTTGTGCTTGCGGTAGAATCCTCTAGCTTTCCGGCTTCTCCAGAAAGGCTCCACATGCCGTTTGTCAAAGTTAACACCGTACTGCCAACTGTGACTTTAAACTGTGTAGGCGTGGCAATAGTGATGCTTTCCGGCGTAAGTAAAAACGTTGTACTACTTCCAGCATCACGAATAGTCACACCCTCTGGCCCGTATAGCGTCAGGACCTGTCCATCAACTGAATCCCACTCGGTATTACTGATGGGTAAAAAAACCAAAGCACTTAAGTTAGCTGGCGGCGTAAGGTCCGCGGTGCCTCCTCCTTGTCCACTCACGCCACCAATATAGGTATCAGCAGGTATCACGATCCCCTTATCGCCTGGTTGCATTGGGTAGCGAATATATTGAGGCCCAAAGATAGGAATAGTGACTTGAGGTAGCGTGTACGGGATATTAGTGAGGTTGAATGAAACAGTTACCATTTTCCCTGACTGAGAGATAACAGTCACTGGTAATATCTTTCCCGACGACTCCATTGCTTCATTTATTTTGTCATCAACAAATCTATTCATATTTCCATTGAAGCTTAACTTATTATTAACTGTCATTGTTTAGCTAGCTCCTTTGAAGGATATGCGTCAATAATTGTTACCCAGCTATTACCATCAGGCTGCCTGCTATTACCGACTAAGCGAACGGATTGCACAATAAACTCACCAGTAAAAGCAGATTCATTTCTATAATTAGAATATGAGGATGCCTGTATCATTGGGCGTGAATTTTTTGGCATTAAGATGTGATCGCCAACTTGAATGTCTGCCCGCATCACACATGGCACAGAAACGGTACCAAATCTAATCCAGGTGGGCTGACCTATAAGATCAGTGAATTCTATTTGAGTTGGATGACCATTTCGGTAGGTGGCACTTTTTAATGATGTTTTATCTGAATGATTAATATAATCGTTATCCCATACCCTTATCTCTTTTCCATTAACGATGGTAATTTCAACACCAGAATAAGAGGAATCTTTAATTATTGTCTTTGAGAAGTTTTTCAGATCGCTAGCTAACTGACTAAGAGCCCCACAGAACATGGGCCTTGAATATGGAAGCACCAAGCGGTTACTAACGTTTATATTGTGAGTGTATGAACCACCAAGAGTCTGAAAGCATTGAGTTAGAGCTACCGATAACTGCTGTCCCACCCCCCACGGCATCGTTAAATTAAGCGGGGCCATAGGTAACTGACTGGTGGTCGATGTTGGTCCAGCAACAACGATTAAATCAAGTCGCAGATCAGTACCCTGCCAATTCCCATATGCCTGCCAGATGGTACCTTCAAGAACCAAGCCTTTTTGAGATGGTTTTGATAATGGCAAGCCCTTTGACATTCCAGCAAACATTTTTATTGTCATGCCAAACATGTTTTGCTGGGCTTGCTGCATTTCTTGTGGGCTAACTCCCCAAATGGTAATGCAGCTCTTTCCTTGTGGGGTTGACTCCCCAAATCGCTGAATATCAAATTCAACCATATGTGCGCCGGGGTTGAAAACTCCATTTTTAAGACTTGAATACTGGCGAAATAAAGCCCCCTTTTGGTCATATATCTGAATATCGTAAAAGCGCATTAGCTTGTTACCTCAATTCGACCATTAGGCTGACGCCATATCATGGATGTTGAAGAAAAAATTCCAGATATAAGGTTAATCCCCATGCCTGTTGTTGATTCGATCATTGCAGTAGTAAGGATCTGGTTGCCTGAGTTATCCGTGATGTTCAGATACCATCTCTGAGCCGATATATTCCATTTTATTTGGCAGTTATAAATCGTCCCATCCAGCGGCGGAGTAAACGACATGCTCTCGCGCTCATTGCCAGAAAAATCATAATATTCTGTACTCATAAGCCGAAAGCTCCACTCAGTTTGCCTACAAGCCCTACAACCTCACTCGCTATGCCTGAGACGCTTCCCCCAAGTGAGGTGTTGCCTAATGCCGCAGCCGTACTTGTCCACGCGCTACTGGTTGTTTTTGCTCCACCGTCTATCTTGCCGATAAAGCTATTAACGGCTTGCTCGGCTCCAGTCTCAGTAACAAGCGGCTGCTCGAAATCCCATACCCACGATTTTTGCGGGATCGGTTCGTTATAGCTGGTAACGTCTTTCACTGTTTTCAGTATGCAACCGCTGTATATCAATGCAGGTGTTGCAACAATGAATGTGCCACCAAGGTTGGCATGAGCTTGCAGAACCGACTGAAGCGCGCTGAGGGTCACTAATTTTGTCATTGCGCCAGTGTTCTCATTAACCGGTGCATCCATCATTAGGGACACTCGAAGTGGTTGAGCCAATAGCGCGTTTGCAGCCACTGTTTGGTTAGCAAATGGGTATCGGGCAATATCGTAATCAACCATTGTGGCCCCCTGAATGGGCTTCCAATGGCAGAAATACTTATCCAAATCTGTCAGATTTATAGCCCCACCGATGAGCCCCGTAACAAAACTTGCGCTTTGTGTAAGGGCTACTATCGGCAGCATCCCACCAGGAATACTTTGAGCCACACCTTCACAGAGAATTACAGGGGATATTTCGAACCCAAGTTTGTAAAGCTCCCGCGTGAAAGCCATTAGCCATATCCTCCAAGCTGAGCGCTATTTACAATGGCATTGCCACCGGTGTTGTTATAAATCTGGATGACCGCCCCCTCAGTGACCCGGCTGCCAGCCCCCTCTTTCGTTGCCATAGCTGAAATGAGTTTTGCCAGAACTGCTGGATCATTAAGGTTAAGTTTTTCGGTTTCACTGAATTTCGTCGATTTCACAACATGGCGAATATAGGACGCTGTATCGTTTTCATTGGATGGGGCCCATTTGCTAACGATATCCTTAACGTTATTTATCCCTTTTGATCCATATATCTGAAGTTGCTTCGTTGCTGCCAGAACGCCCTCATCAAGGGTTGGGAATACGGCAAACTTTCCACTTTTAGTGTTGTGAGTCCCATACCCATCAGCCCAACGCAAGTTACCTGGGTTGTTAAAGCGATCGGCGATTGTGCGACCCTTAGCAGTGACATCGGCAGGGGTTGGGTCAACTGGAGTAATGCTTCCACCTGAATACCAGTCCTTTATTTTTTTAGATCCAATATTGAATAAATCTTTAATTGCTGGGCCAACAGTTTGCGGATCAAAACCAGTTTTTTCTTTAACCCATTTTGCCGATGAGTTAGCGCTATCCGCTACTGAATCATTCCATCCATTCAGTGTTGTTCCATTTAAAAAACGAATCACATTATCGACAGTCAGCCCCATATCTCGGATTGACTTCATGAAACTATCGATGTCAGTTCGAAATGATGGTGATGCTAGGTATTCTCCAAACTTCTGTATTCCTTGTGAGAGTCCATCAATCCATTTCCCCAACTCTGGTGATTTAAGAAATGAATCAATCATCCCTGAAACAGAATCAGACAACCTGGTTAACTGTGGAGCTAAAGGGGCAAGCCCACGAATAAATGAGTTTTCTATGCTGTAACCACTACGTTGCAACTGGACATTAAAATCAGTCCACTGCTTTTGAATCTGATCGCTTAGTTGTAGTTGTTTGCTGTCCTGAGCGGCCCTTTTTTCCATCGAATCAATTTCTGCATCGCTCATATTTTTAAAGCGATTCAGATCATCGAGGGTGAAAAAGTTTGTCAGCCCGTGGGCCTCAGCCCCTTGAAGATTGCTGCCATTTTTAACAAAGATATCGCGAGCATTGCGTATCATCTGCGGAAGCAGTTTTGCAGGGTCCTGATCTGGATTGTTAATCCCCATCGCCTGGAACTGCCAGCGCTTACTCAGGTCAAGTTGCGAGTCACGAATAGCACCAAGAGTACCCGTTGGGTTGCTTAGTGCTCTCTGATAGTTGATAGCGCTAGAATCAAGGCCGCCAGACGTGGTTCCTAACCCAAGTGTTGTAAATCTCTGTGATGCGGCACCGGAGGCTAGTCGATTAATCCCAAATAACCCGCCAGCGCCGATCAGCCCAGAAAACAAACCAAGGATGCTAGTCCATGAAATCAGGCTTGTGGTTGCATCCTTGATATGACTGGCCAGCGATTTCGCATCTTTCGTAGCACCACTCAGAAATTTCTTTGCGGCGCCCGCATTTTTGTTAAATCCAGATTGGTTTTTATTGGCTTTATCAAGGCTATCGTTTAACCGGTCAAGTCCGCTATTTATCGACAGAATAGCAGCGGCACCATCGGAGAACGATTTTGCTACACCTTCCAACTCTGAACGCGCTTTTGCAGTCTCTTTCTCAGTGTCGCCAATCCCTTGAGCTACCCCCCTCCATGCTTCAGGGAGGTCATCAAGGGCGGCCTGATACTCGTTGAATTTCTCCATAAATGACTGGAATTTGTCGTCATTTACATCAATATCAATGATTGACTTAGCTGCCATTGAAAAAGCCTCTTTCTTTGAGTGCCGCGATTAAGAAGCGCTGGCGATATTGAGCAGGACTGAGGAATTCTTCCCCAGTGGTTTCCCGGATAACACGCCAGAACCCCTCATTCGCAGCCCAATCTAAGAGGGTATAAATGAAGTTTCCTGCTCGGCACTCGGGGGTTGGGTATCTGTAGCCTGATTCGACGTCAGCAAGGAAGCGCGGAATTCCATAGCGTTTGATGATGTTAGTTGCCCACCGTACATGCTGATCACCGTCCCCACCGTTGGGGCTATCAGCTCCCTCTTCTGAATAGCAGATGACACCATAAAAAAAACTATTTCACCTTCAGTGTCTCGATATTCATCAGCGGTGATAACACCATTCTTCATCGCGGCATCAAACGGTGATGACTTCCACTCGCCGTTGTCGTTATAAATGACAGTGGTTAAGCGCTGAATGTCATCAACAATCGTCGGCCCAGAAGCACCACTCAACTCTTGCTCCTGCTTGATTTTTGTCCGTAGCATCATGGCGGCAATGCGAGCGGACCCCAGTGCACCGACTTGAGCGATGAAGTTTGAGAACATGTTCCCCAACAGCAAACAGTTCTCTTCAACAACCTCATAAGGGAATGGGGTAACATGAATATAAACAGGATTGCCACCATCTCGGCTGATGGTGCTAACCAGATTAAGATTTTTGTCAATTTTCACGAATTACACCCACATATTGTCGTTGGTAATGATGTAGCCAGAAATTGTAGCCACATAGCCAGGGTCCATGCCGTTCATGGTTATTTCGTTGAAATTAACTAAATAACTGTTAAGAACGGTGTAATTCCCAAAGGTATTAGCATCTGGAGTAACTACAATTTCCCCAAGTGACGTATCAGTCGCAAAGCGATTTTGATATGCAGCAGCAAGCGCCTGAGTTTTAAGTAAGTGAACTGTTAACGTAACTTGCTGATATGGGGCTTGGCTGCCTACCGTGCCTGTCATTGTTGGCAAGATATCGGTTGCCGGCCCATCAGGACGCAAGCTAATACCTTCTTTGCCAAGAAATGACGCCGTAACATTCAGAGACGGATCACCGGTTACGGAAACCGCCCCACGAACGCGGTTAAGAAATCCCTGTGGTACTAACGGGTTTGCCATTTTTTATGCCCCTACAAAATTGGTTACGTTCAGGTTAAACGTGATTGACTCGAATCCACGGCGAGGTGTCATAACAGCGCTTAGCCCGTTATATTTACCGTCCTGATAATCAGAAGGATTCAGGCTTGTGTAATTACTGAATGGCACAGCGTTAATCACAGCATTTCCCGCATAGCTGCCTTTTTCATATTCAGCATTAAAGTCAGTTTGAATAAGTTTTGTTCCAATAACTCGCCCCAGAATTAACCCATAGCTGATACCATTGCGTAGCGTTTTCAGTGCGCGATTCTGGAGGCGGTCAATACCAACCTGCTCATAATAAAGAGGGTTGGTGGAGGTGTTGGAGCCGTTGATAACTTCGTTAGCCAGGTCAAGCTCAAGGTTTATCGCTGTCCATGCCACTGAGTACCAATAGTTGAATGGGTTGCCGTCCAGCATATGACCAGCGACCAGCATTTTGTTGCTAAGGCCGCCTTCTGCCGCCGTGCCAATGTAGTTGATGCTGTTCTCTTTAAGGGTGTTCAACAGCGTGCCATTGCCACTAACTGGATACTCACTTGCTCCGTACATGAACCGGTAAGCCATCGGCGGCACCATGTTTGATGACCCAGGATCATTCGATAGAGACGACTGGAATGGCCCAGCCATAGAAAACTCTGTTGCTGGAATATTTGGCGCTTCGACGCCAGCGAATACGGTCTTGTTCTTCGTGGCAACCCAAGTGGAATAAGTTCCGATAGTGGTTGTGACAAAGAAATAAACCAGTGAACTCGGCGACGTATACTGACCGGTTAGGTCTTTAAATGTCGCTTGTTCATCCCACTCGCGCGGCACCAGATAAGAGAAGAATTTCTGGTATGTGTTACCCAGAGAGATATCTTCATCAATAAAGGTCGACAGGGCCGCAACACCGTTCGCCATGGATACATCACCAAGTTCCAGCACAAATACTGCTCGGTTAGTTCCCTGCGCCCAATATGAAGTATTCATTTGGGTAATTTCATTCGACACAACAGTTTTCACTGAACCCATAACCGTGGATACACCAGGGCTAACCGATAATGGATAGGTGAATGCAGTTGATGTGGTTACCGTGGCAGTAAATGCACCGTTATATCCGGCTGGGGTAACGCCTGAAACTAATACAGGAACCTCAGTGCCGATTGTCCAACCGTGAGCGGCTGAAAGCGTTACTGTTACTACGTTTGTGGCCCATGCGATGGTAGCAATCGCTTTTGCTGGTTTTAGGATGGTTGCCAAGTCTGACTTAGATGTCAGCAACTGGTACTCACCTGGGTTTAGCGTGGTCCCGCCCATGGAAATCATCGCCCCGGACTTAAGCAGTTGCGACGGCTTCGGTGGATTGGTCACCGATACGTTAATATTAACAATTGCCATTTAATTATTTCTCCGGATAAATGGACGGGATTACAGAAATAACCAACTTACGGGCGACATTCCTCATCCGTTGCTGGTAATAGTTGATCTTGAATTTGATGGTTTTACGCATGGCAATAACATTAAGTTCGTTCTGCGTCACGCGCTCATCTTGAACGACAGGAATATTCATAATTCCCATCTCAGCATCATCGCTTATCGTGTATTGCTGCATGTAGCGAAGGAAATCCTCTATTGCAGCATTACGCAACCCGGTCACTGAAATGGTTACATCTTCCGACACAAGCTGGTATTGGTTGTTCTTTTCGTCCAGATAGAATGCGCCAGCAATAGGCGCTGCATTGCTACACCGGACGGTTGCAAATGGTGGTGAAAGGTTCTGGATTGATAGCATCGCTGGATACATTGGCATGTACTGATTTAGCCCCAACCAGATGGGCAGGGAGCTAGAGACAACCACATCAGTTAAATCTATGTCCTCAGCAGAGTTGATAATCTGCGATCGCATATGCGGGTATACAGCTTCACCAGTGTAGTGATACAGATTGGCTGGCTCATTTAGGCCAGTTCGCCGAGAGAAAGAGAACTGTATGCCGTAAAACTCACCGATGTAGAGCACATCAGAGCCGATGTCGTTAAATGGGTCGATATCTGACTGAGCAGTGAATGTCACTACGTTTCGGTCGTAAAGTTGCTCATCATCTTGGATGGTTTCAGTTGTTAAGTGCAGGTAACCTTTCACATCCACCGTATCTGGTTCAGGATCTGGTTCGTCAGTGAGAATTGACGCTTTCACCCAGAACACAAAGCCATCCAGAGGGAGAACCTTTCTAATATATTTTGTAAATGTGACAACTTCAGAAAGGCTTATGTCATCAAGGCCCTGAGTCAAGGCCGCATTAAGTTCTGTTTGTGCAGTTTTCTGTAACTCAGCTAGGGAAGGCATTCAGCACCCCGCTTACCCAGGCGCGCATAGACGCCTGATATGTTCCGGTATCGATAAAGGATGGTCTTGGGCTACCCTTCTTATTTTTGAATCTCTTCGATATCCCATCCATTGCCCTGCGAGTTGGAATTCCCGCTAACCCATTCATCTCTTCATTGTCCAAAAACGCGACAAACAGGTTGTGCGTTCGTGACATTGATTCAGCTAACGGATCTCTTGTTGGTGGCGCACCTGCAATCATATTCTCAAGACTGGCAGCAATATCATTAGCCATCATGTCAGCGATATCTTGACCGTACCGGTCAAAGAACGTCTGCATGATTTTGTACTTACCCTCTAGCAACTCTGCTACGTCGCCAGTGGTTGTGTTCTCATCCCCGTAAGGGATGTCCATAACACCTAAATGGAGAGTGATCATGACAGCCCCCATAAACTCCCGAATTGCTGAGCAATCATCAGGTACCTGCGCCCCCAAGGGTCAAGGAGCATTTGCAGGTCAGCTAATGACAAGTCCTTGAAGAAATCAGGCACTAGGCGCTGAGAACTTGTTGCGTTATCGCTGGCTCCGGTGATCACCCCAGCCTTGAAGTTATTCAGCCCAAGCGTTTTTCGAAGCTCAGAAAATACTGATTCCGTTCCGTAGTTAACCAGGAATGAAGCAGCAAGGTTATATACCGCCACCGTATAGAGATTCGGCATCACAGAAGCAATATCCTGATTCACCCACTCAACAGCGCCGCCGTAAGCAAGAGCAATTGAAGGCGAGTCGTCGGGAACCTGAATAGCGGTAATTTCCATGTCAGTGCGAATAAATTCGATAAATCCCGACAGACTGATGGTCATTTACTTTTTACTCCCGCGCTTCTGGGTGACAATTGTTTCATTCACGCTAGGTGTGTTGTTATTGTCATCACGGCCCTTTGTCTGCTCGACGGTAAACTCCATCTCCCCGCCATAACCAGTGCCGCTATTCAACAATGCATCGTCTTGAGCTGCGACTGACGCTTGACGGCGGTTATGAGATGTCTCAGTCAACTTGTGGTCGTTATCTCTCATCGCTTTTTCGATGATCTTCTCTTGCACCGGCTTATCAATGCTGTAGCAAAGGCCAACAAAGTTTTTACTTTGGTCGATAGTTGAAGCATCTATCAGACCGTAAACTTGGTGATGTTGGATAACGGCATCGATTTCTTCAGCGTTACCATCAAGAACAATGGCTTGAGAGCCATAAGCAATAGGAATGTTGCGCAAGCGGCCCGTCTCTAAGGTACGGAAAGAGAACATGTGGCGCTGCTTAGTAGTGTTTGCGATATAAAGCTTCATTGATGGCTATCCTCTTCTACTGTCAATGTTTGGTTACCGGTATCCCACTTTGTATAAATCATCCCTGGCTTGATGGAATGAGCCCAAGAAAACTCATTAGTATGGAACTTATGTTCCTCGCCATTCTCACCTGAAATAATGACTTCTTCTTTTGTCATTAGAATCGATTGGATGCGAACTTGAATAATGGCTTTCATTTACTTACTCCATAAAAAAAGCCCCTTCAGGTTTTCTCCTTTAGGGGCCATTAGCGCATCGTGGTTTTAAGCGGCGTAGGCCATAGATAAGATAGTGATAGCTTCCGGGCGAACGGCCCAGCCAGATGTTGAACGCATTTCTGCTAACACATCTACTGCGCCACCGGCGATCGGAGTAGGAATTTCGCGAGGTGCAGCCATGTCACAGAACATCAGGGCATTTGCAGCCAGAGAAGGTGATAGTTTGGCAAATTCGTTGGTGTTAATGGTTGAGTTAACCATTGGAACTTCAACTTCAGGGATGGTAATTAGCACAACGTCAGTACCGCCAGCGCCAGCGCCGATCAATGTGTCGTCGTAAACCCAATCAACCTGAACGCCGGCACCTCTCAGGACTTCCTTCACCATCCCGCCAACCGCATCAGTACCACCACCAGGGCGCTGATATGATGTCAATTGAACAATCTGCTGAATTTCCATGGCACCCAGCACACGCTGAGGACCAAGAATTACAACGCGCTGCTGGATACCCAATTGCATGGTTCGTGTAAGCGCTGCCTGAACTTGCCCCAGAAGATAAACCGCCATTTCCCCATGGTCGTAAGTCAGGACCGTGGTGTTTCCGCTTGAGTCAGCTGGCAGAGTGTCAGTGGTCGCTCCTGCGGTATTCAGCAAGCCCTCACCGCCCGCTGGGTTCATGCCGAATAGTAAGCTGGTACGAAGTTGCTGGAAGATACCCTGTCGCATACCAAGGCGCTGCGCTTCAGGCAGTGCCACATTCCAGTTTCCTGCTGCCGCCATGTCATGGTGGTCATAGATGCCACGGCAACGGAAAAGATATGTTGGAGTGGAAATCATGCGGGCTTCCATTGCAACACTCGGCAACTGGTTAGCGTTCCCGGATTGACTGGAAGTGGCCTGAGTGCGGATATCAAGACGACGCATGTAAACATACTGGTCGCTAACACCCAGGCGAACCTGTGGGTTACCGCTGGCGATGGTTTCAAATGCACCTGACGCCTGCTGGTAGCCAATGATCATTTCCGGCGCGATGTACGACGGATTGACGATCGTGTAACTCGGAGTAATTGCAGCCATTTAATTCAACTCCCGATTAAATTAGGACCAGCGCGCAGCTGTCGTGATCATTCCATGTCAGGAAACCCGTAACGCTGTCATAAGAGACAGTTTTTGAGTTGCCAGACTGTATTGAGATAACTTTGGCCGGTAGCGTAATGTTCGCCAGAGTTACCGCGCCAATAGTTCCCTGTGTAGTTGCTGCGCCACTAGGTACTGAAGCTGGTACATAGGTGAACGTGGTAGCTGTCGGTACCGAAGTAACAACTACAGTGCCGTTATAAGCAGCAGGAACAGCACCACTAATGGTGATGTATTTACCAGCAGTTAATCCATGCGCCGCGCCAGTGGTAGCCGTAGCCACACCACCGGTGAATGAAATGGCGGTGGTGGCAATATCAGCCCCTGTATAACCCGCATCGGCAGCGGTGGTGATTTGGTTGTTAACGAAGTCCCACGCCAATGCTGTTTTTACAGATGCATTGTTGGTACCTAACGCGATCACCGCGGGAGACGCCTTCAATGGGATACGCATATTCGCGCCAAAGCGATAGAAGGAAACACTCATGCCTGACGCAAATAGCGGAACAGGCGATTGCGGAGTGGTCAGACCGTTGTGCGCCTGATTGAAAACTGTAAACCCTTCGATATCAGCCACACCAAGCGCTCGGCGAATGGTCGAACCGCGAGGGCTGGACGATACGCCGGGGATAAGCTCAGCAACCGGAACGCCGCCCCACAGAGGTTTAGTCTCAGTCGCAGAAACGGTACCGGAAGCAAGATTGAAACGATTAGCCGGATCATCCAAAGCAACACCTTGAATGAAACCGTCAGACTGAACACCGAAAGAACCCGATGCGTTAGTCGTCGCCATTGGGTTTAGAGATAAAGTAGCCATGCTTTAATGCTCCCGTTAAGCCTGGTTGTTGAACATGGTGACCTGACGCTTACCACCTTGGAATGGTGCCCAAGTGGCTGCCGGATCGCCTTCGAAGGTACTAATCTGACGACCAGTAACATCGGCGCGTTTAATTTCACGCAACATGCCAGGCCCAACACTCAAAGTGGCTGAGGATTGCGCATCGGCGTAAATTTGTTTCTCTGCGATATTCAACAATGCAGAGTCAGCGATTGAAGAGAGATCTACCGCTTTGTAATCGCTTGAATGCTCCTGTAACTGGATCATCAGACGACGACGATATGACAGTGGCTTCTCACCAGATAGCGGCATAGGTGCGCGCTTACCCAACACAGAGAACACGCTGTCAGCTTTAACTTGCGCATCAGCTAATTCATTTCGTTCTGAGTCAGATAGCTCGGTAGGGATGCGTGATTTAATCTCAGCTAATTCACGCCGCAATTCTGAATCAGCCTTTTCCTTTCCTTCTGCATCAGCATCAGATTTGGCTTTTGCTTCTGCGTCAGATTTTTCTTTCGCATCCTTTTCCTCAGCATCTGCTTTGGCCTTGGCCTCTTCAGCTTCTTTTGCTTCAGAATCGGCCTTTTCTTTCTTTGCATTCTCTTCAGCATCGGCCTTTTCTTTAGCCTCTGAGTCGGCTTTCGCCATGCGAGAATCCATGCACTTATTAAATAGTTCTACGAATTTGTCTTCGTCCATTATTTCAGCCTCGTTTGGAATGGAATCAGATTTAACACCAGTAGGGTCAAGGAGCTTGTCCCATACGCCCTGTTCACAAATTGCAACATGGTCGAGCAGCTCAGGGGATGGCTCCACCAGTAGAGGCTGACCGTCAACTATGATTGATTTAGGGATCTCAACAAACTTTACGGTTGGTGAGGTGCTTAGTTGCCGTGTCGCCATAATTTCAGCGGCTTCGGCGTCATATACTCTGGCAATAGCCCACACCTCGCCCTTATCAGCAACCCAACTATTCGTCAGGGTCCCGATAACGCGCTCTGCAAACTCATTGCTATCAAGTATGTTTTTCTTAGGGTGAAGCCAGATGAGCGGCAGTCCCGCTACACGCTGTAAGAACTCTGGGGTGAGATAGTCATCCGGGTTACGGAAAGTCATCTCCTGACCTGCGGAGCGCCATGTAACACCAGTACCGGTCACCCGTATGGCGTACAACCACATGTTTATGAAGTACTGCGGGCTGCTTAATGTCCCGTCTGAGATGAGTGCGGCTACCTCGGTTTCGTTGAGTGCCTGCCGGCCCAGAATTTCAGCGAATGGCTGATGAAGAGGCTTAGGCAGATCATCAATATGAAACCATCCAGCAGCCAGTGACTCATCGTTAAGTTTCGCCTCAAACTGATCCGTTACCTCTGCACGAAGCGTCAGATAATCGCCGTAAACGCTATGCGGGGTTAGTAGACCATCATATTGATAGCCAACCTCCTCAAACACTTCGCGCCTTGCAGCATCGACGGCAAGCTCACCCGGTTCTACCTTCCCTCCTGGTGGGCACCACGTACCATCATCAGAACGTTGGATCAGGAAGACAAACTTCCCATGACGAAACATTATCCCGCTGCCGAAAATAGCCACGTTTCAATGCTCCTTTAGTTTTGTTTTTGTCCCCCCATCGACTCCATAAACTTTTTACCCTTCTTGGTAAGCATGTCTTCAGGGATGCTGCGGAGGTTGTAGATGTACTCTCCATAACATGAGCAGAAAGGCTTTTCTCCGAACTGGTCAACTTCATCCAGATATCCCGCTTTACCGGGCTTTACATAGCCATTCTTTTGCGCCCAATTACCGCGAATAAGATAGAACTCTTTATCTCGCTCTTTGTGGTCAACCCGATAGTTATAGCCAGGGCGACGCCAATGGCTGTGCCACTCAACAGCGATGGCGTTGTTATTTGTTGCAATAACATTGTCGATATTGGCAATCAGCTTGTGATTCTGGTCAATCATCACGCGCCGTGCTTCATAGTCCATTTGCTCGGCTGTCTTTTGGATGTGCTGTGCAGTTTTCAGCATGCCACCCTGATTACCGACCAGAGCGATGCTTGCTGATGGAGGGATACTGCTGGCCCACCCGCTAAACCGAGATAACGTAGTGTCGATAGCTTTGCTTCTGTTTAGTTTAATTAGGTCAACACTGGCAAGAATGCGGCGATCTAACTGCGCCCTAAGCTGTGGTTCAAGATGGTGAATGGTGAAGCGCGCTATTCCTGGGTGACGATTAAGAGCACCACCATTGGTTACTTGGCGCTCGTATGAATGCCTTAATCTTTCAGCTACCATTCCGGCATAATCGTCAGCAGTAGCACCCTCAGCAGCTCCTCTAATAAGAGACTGCCAACGCTCCAACTCACTGCTTGATGAATAGCCATTCTTCAGGAAATACTTAACCGCCTCTCGCACAATTCGCGTGAAATTGTTCATACTAAATTCCAATCAACTTGAGGGTTATTTGGGTCTTCCCCCTCTTTAATCGGTGGATTATCCTTCAGGCTGTCAAAATCAAGGTCAAGTCGGTTAGGGAAGAGGCGTTCATTTGCGTTAGCGTTTGATTGCATCCACTCAATAAATGTTGCTCTGTTTTCATTGTCTTTATTTAGTTGAGGAAGCAGCAATTCCCCCATACTAATAATTGCTTTAAACCTGATTTCATCAACTTTAACTTTCTCGCTTTCTGGCTCCTTCAGCGATGAGGGCCATGTGTACTCAAAGTTATTAATCCACTTGGTGAAATACAGACTGTAGGTGTTCTTTATTTCTGGCATGTCTGCACGCAGGGATTGGAAGAATTCGATACTCCAAGCTCGGTACTGACAAATGCGGATGAAATAGTTGTACAGCTCATCAAGCCATTCGCGTTGCCCATCAATGTAAACAGCTACCGCTTTGGCATCCTCGGTACCCTCACCAAAGCCCTTAGTGAATGTCTCACTGTTCAGGATGATGGCTGGCATGTCGGCGGCGGCTGCAATGTTAGCCAGGATATGATTTCGAGCAGAGTCCAACGGCTTTTCAAGATTACTCAGATCGATTGATTCAATGCTGTCCTTGTCACCAATCTGAAGAACCTCACCGGTTTTACCGCGCTTTAGCATCATCCGTTTAATGCCGCTAAGCTTTTGCATCATGTTGTTTACGACTGAGCTTGGCCCCTGAATCTTCGTAACCAGCAACCCACCTTTAACCGCTACCATGTCATCAGTGCGCATGGTTTGAATGAATGATTTCAGTGGGAACAGGGCGCGCTGGTAAACGCTGCGACCTGTGAAGCCAAAAGCTGCCGGGTTATACGCAAGGTAAATAGGATCTTCATGCTGTATCACCACACAACGTGACTTGTGATATGCCTTCCCCGCAACGCGAATTCCTTCAACTTTCTGGAAGTCTTGTGCGTTTGGGTCTTGGTTAAGCACAATACTGCCGGCGGTATTTAGCGGGTCAAGAATGTTAAAGCTAACGTTGTTCTTGTACAGAGTGCGGAAATCAAGAGCTAATGAAGGCTCATGGTTATCTACAAGCATCGCTATCGCAGATGTACCGTAAATCTTGGCAATGCGAGCTGCGTTTGCAATGTGCTTGTCTGCACCAAGTGATCGCCACTCGCGTTCGAATGCATCACGTAGGCGTTGTTCAAGCGCAAATGTTTGTGAAACGTGTACCGTTCTTGGTTCGTTCATCGCCATTTTAATTGGGCGATCTACCATTTTCCCGCCTAATGGGTGGTAGAGGTAAATAGTCTTACAGATCTGATATCCAACGCTGCTGCCCGGCTGGATATCATCGCCATCCAGAAGTAGTGACAGTTCTGGTGAGCTGCTGCCGATTTCAATTTCGTCGTCAATCATTTTGTTATCTCATCAGAATCCATCGCCATTACCAAGACCGAGGGCGACGCCATAGTTGAAGCAATCGAATAGATCATCATCCTGGTTCTCTTCACCAATAATGAATTTAAGAACCTGAAATAACAGATGGTTTTTTTTCGATTGCTTGTATTCGGTGATTTTTTCAAATGCGTATTTTGAAATGCGCACCTTTCCTGATGCCACGTAGCCAGAAATGTTGATAGCGCGAGACTCTTTAGGAAGGGATGTTAAATCACCATCAATTGGATGAACGTTCCACCCCTCATTAGCACCTTGCTGGAGTAGCGTAATGCCGGTGGCCTTGTCCTCAATGAAAAGGCCTGTAGTCCCCATTCTCGCAAGACAAATTTCGCTTAGATGCCTAGCCTTATTTATCCATTGAGGAACTACATCTTTCAGGAAATACCCGTCAATCTGGATAATGTCCCAGTCAAGTATGATGAGGTGCGGAGTTGGAATATTGATAAGAGCGAACCAGACACAGGCAGACCCGTCATTTTGAAGTTTCCCTTTTTGGGCGCAATCAACAATCCCATAGACGGTATCGCAGGTTAATGGGTAATCAACCGGTTCACCGTTTTCTAGCAGCCATTCAAGCTTGAAGAAGTTTTGCCCGCGCCAGTCCACAAACTCGGCGTTATATTCCTGTTGCACTACCATTGGCGGGCGACCTTCTATAATCCTTGCTAGTGCAGCAGGGTTAATAGTCGGATTAGCTGCTGTTGGGGCGTGATGCTCTTCCCACCCCATATCTTTATCGTGACATGCCTGATAAAAAAAATTCTCGTCATCGACACCTTTAGGTGTACCCGCCATTACTGCATCGCCGTCATAGTCCAGAAGCGTAGGCTCAATTGCCTGTTCCCAGATATCACGCATGCCTTTCTTTACAAGGCTTCCCTCATCAATGATTACTTTGTGATATTTACGGGATCGACCAGCATCAGGGTTATCTAAAGTCCAGAATTCAACCTGCCCCCCTCCTATAGTCTCTATGATTGAGTCTGTTTTACTGGAGCTTGTAGTGATTGGCTTAAGAAGATCACGAATAGCCTTAAATGATGGGAGAAGGATTTTGTATGATGGCGCAAACCAACCAACCCGCATTTGTTTTGCGGCCCAGTTACTTCCAGCCTGCTCAAGCATCGTAGTTTTACCGAAGCGTCGTCCTGCCCTTATTACTTTTCTCTTGGCTTGTGATCGATAAATCCTCTTCTGCCCGTCATGAAATGGCAGGAATTCGATTGTGTAATTATTCTGCATCGGGAGAGTTCACTAAGTTGATGACGATCATAGGTTGCTCACCTGGGTTCCCTGGTGACTTGATTGCTGCAGCTTCTTTCTCTGCCCTATCAGCTTCAGCCGTTATTTTTCTTAACTCCGATTCCTGTAAGGCCTTACCCCTCAAAGTTTCGTATCTGAGCTTATCGTCTTGCGAATTAGCCTTATTTATTGCAGCCTTCGTGAACTCCAGTGACTCAATGCGAGCAGTATTACGGTGCATTGCTTTCTCAGCGGAAGAAATTAGACCGTGAATATCCTTTGCCTCTTCTCCTTCTGAACTCTCTAATTCAGTATTCCAGCGGCCAATATTCTCAGCGGCAGTTAGATTGGCAGCCCTCAACCAAAACAATTCATCATCCAGCGTTAACGCAAGCGCATCTTCAGTTACTGCATCTGACAGCAACATGCGACGACCGTAGCCGCCATGCTTTAGTGCGTGCTGGTTTCCTGGTTGGAATGGGGGATGGTTGGTGACAACATTGCGCTTAGGCCGCTCGGGTTTCGCGTCTGGAGAATTCGTGTCTTTTCCTGATTCGCGGTTTCTACCAGATTCCTTTGGCTGCCTGCTTTTGGCGTCTTTTCCTTTCTGCGAATTCGCACTTCTATTCGCACTTTTACTATTCGCATTCGCAATTTTGATATAGCGCTTTGCGGTGGAGTAATTAAGTCCTTGTGCCTCGCACCAATCTTTAGGGGAGATGTTTGATTTGGCATGGTCGGCGAGGAACTGTTCTTGAATGGCTCCCCAATCCGGTCTTGCCATATTTGCTCCGTTGGTTATCGCGGCTTTGCGACTCCTCTCGGCGTTGCTACACCACTTACGGCTTACCCGTCAGCAAGATAATGATCAACCTCCAGTGGGGTTAAACAATTCTATTCACTGACGTTAGCCGCCATTTCAACCAAATCTGTGAAGTCCAAGCACATGTCCAATCGGTGACCATGATCATCGACAAAGTTATAGCTCTTGAAGTGTTCAATTATCTCTTTGGCGCTTTTGCCACTTAAAGGAGATTTATCAATTGATTCGTCAACCTGTTTCATCTTCAAACCTTCATTCAGTTGGTTACGATAGTGCAAGTTCCACTTTGGAAATTGCTTTTCTAGGAGGTGGTGTCTATCAATATTCGAAAGTCCCTGCCTCCGTTCACACGTCATTAATGAACGCACCGTCTAAGGGACAGTATTTTGATGTGAACATCAAAAAAGCTGGCTACCCTTACCGCAAAGTTGGGTGATTAATTCAGCGGGGCTGCTGTCCCCGCTTTTCTTCAATTTGCCGAATACTCGCCTTGTCTGCGTTGCACTGCTCTATCACCGTTAATAGCGTGTCATTCAGTAATAGGCTGTTACCCCAAGTTAATACCTCTTGGATTTTTGGAGGGGTGCAGTCAGAAAGTAAGCTTGCTGGTATCGGTACCTGTGGCACCTGAACGTATTTGATTTGCGTGTTTCCGCAAGAGGTCAGCAGCGGCAGCAGGAACAGGCTTATTAGTGCAATCGTCGCCTTTAATCGCTTCTCGAATGTAAACAACGCGAGCCTCACCCGCTTGAGCAATTTTCTGTTTGTCATTCTCGTTGGCCTTGGCGATATCGTTGATGATGTTAACCATGCGTACCTGGTTGCTGAGAATGAACAGGGCCTCGTCGCGTTCTTTAGCGGCCGCATCTGCCTTGTCGTGCCATTCATCAGCCTGGTTGTAATAGTGAAGTGATAAGCCAGCCAGAATGATGAGCAGTAGCGCAGGCAAGTAGGTGAATATGTTCTTTATCCCGCTAAACATAATTCCCTCTCTATCTCGCGTCGGTTCTGCAATCCCTTCCACGGTTTGCCACCGGCATATGTCCAGCGGCGTAACTCATCGCAAGCGCCTTTGATATCGCCAGTGTTGAGCTTTTTAAGCAGAGTAGATTTAGTGAATGCGCTCTGGCCAACGTTATAAGTGAATGAGTACAGGGCAGCTTTCTGATATTTGCTCAGTGGGACTTTTACTGCGGCATCAACAGTACGCTGTACTGGTGCCAGGTCTTTCTGCAATAAAGCATCGCACTCAGCATCTGAATATTTTTTGTTGGGGATAATGTCTTTTCCGGTGTGTCCATCGCATACCGTTAAAACACCAATGACATCGTAGTAAGCCACATGCTTGCGGCCTTCTAAACCATCGTCACCACCAAGCAATACTACAGCGATTGCCAGTGCGGTACCGGCCGACGCACCAATTATCTTATTGCGGAGAGCTGGAAACATTTGACCGCTCCCGTAGTTGGTATTCTTTGCGCTTGTAGTACCAATTCACCCCGAATGTTCCAATGGTGCAGGCAATACCAATCAGAAGCGCCCACTCGTTTAATGACATTGCACCAAGCATCGTGGTTATACCGCCGAACCAGTAGGATGAGCCGCTTGAATATTTGTCCATTCTCATTTGTCTCCCCCTGCCAGTTGGCCTGGGCGTGTATATGCTGTTTTGGGGATGGCTCGCCGCCGTTTCCACTTTTCGCTAGAGGGTGTTTGCGGTTGATTGGTGTAGGCGGGAGCTAAATGCAAAAAGGCCCACCGAAGTGAGCCTTAAAATTGGTATGTGGTGGCGGGGAATTCGCCGACATCGCTTCACTAGTGTTCCACTTGTATCCCCACACATCGGTGCCTGCTTTCACCACATTCGGCTGGATACTGTTTCACAACGATTGGATTAACCAATCCAGTACCCATGCGAATGCAAAAAGCCCAACCGGTTAGGGCTGGGCCTTGAGTCTTTTTATCTCTGAACGAATGCAGTAACCCATCGTTAGAGTCAGATTAGTCAATTCTATTCAATAACACAATGGATATTTTCTTTATATTCGAATTTATGCAGCAATATTTTCTCCTTTTGTAACCTTTTGTAGTTCTGAATCTGCTAAATCCTCCTCTTGATGGCATTTAGTTATCAGCATTTCATAGAATGGCTTGAAGTTACGTGACCATGTTGGCTGGGTAATTTCAGTGATGTTCTCGCAAATGAACAATCTCACTGTTTCTGCTGGCAACCTTGCATAGCCGCGCCCAGAACACTTATCACAATCCTTCTTCACTGGAACACCCTGGAGTTCTGTTTGCTCCTGATCCAGTACTTTCCCTTTTCCGTGGCACCGGCATGCATTACTGACAACTTTTTTACCTCCGCATGCCTTGCATAACAATCTCACCTTTTCACGCAGATCCCGATGAACCTCATATTCAGCGGGTATTACATCTTTAACCCCCCACTTTATCGCCGTCCTCATGACATCATGGGCAACAAAAGGCGTATGAGATTTTGTGGTAAACACTTCAGCCTCTATGAATCCCTCCCCCTTACAGCATTCACACTCGCGAACACTGGCAGCACTCCGCGCATAATCAGCAAACGCATATCTTGCGAGTGTTTGCACTACGCTTTGTTTAATATCCTCATCGAGCTTAGAGATTGCTTTGTACTTAACGGATTCTTTCAGCGCATATTGAGTAAGACTTTCCACGGCGCGATGCGGATTACTGATCCCCTGCTTTGCCAAGAACAATTCCAGCCCGAAGCCGCTTTTAAGGTCTGCCAACCCTAACGCTGCCATGATATCGGTGCCGGTAAGTGAATCAGAAGCTGTTGCCCGTGGAGAGTCGCTGATTAAAGTGGATTTAGCGAAGAAGTGTTTCGTTATTGATTCCAGTCTCATTTCTCAATCCTCTTCCTGCCAGTTGTCCCGACCATCAGCCGACCATTAACAATGGCGTGCCGTTCGCCTTTCACGTCATGGGCGTATTTCTTTACCGTTGAGCGTTGAGTATTTAGCTGGGCTGCTACAGTCGATTGGTTGCCATAAGCGGCGATAAGTAACTCTGGAATGGTTTTCACATATGCGTTCACGCTGCTACCTCCTGAAAATGGGACCGCCTTTTCTCAAGCATCTTGGATTTTTTGGTGAAGATGGTTTTAATGCGGATTAGATATGGAATGTCGAACTTGCGGGTTTCGTGGCTTGAATCTACTTCCTGAACCTTATCTAAGCCGTCACGCTCGATAAGCCCTATTCTGAACCCAGCTACATTGCCGCTTAGGTGTCGATTGCAATAAACGCATTGGGAACCAGTGTTGTGAAGATTAAATCGGAGGTGGGGTGTTGAGCCTCGGCTTCGATAGTGACCACATTCCATCGTTCCGCCGTACTTCTGTTCTGGATACCTGCCGCAACTTATGCAGGGGACGCCTAAATATTTGAGTCTCACATACTTGTTAAACGCTGTTTGGGCCTCTGCCATTCGCTGAGGTTTGGTCTTTAACTTCTCCCTCCTGGCTTTCAATTCGTCTTTCTGTGTCTTGGCTAACTGCTTATCTGCTACTGATTTATTCTTCTGCCTTCGCTCACGGTCTTTTCGGTATAAAAGTATGGCGTACTCTTCTCGATGTTCTGGACAGCACCACCACGTTTCTACGCGGTCAGGCTTGAACCTCGTTTTGCATACTTTGCAGTTACGATGGCTCGGTAGCTTGTTTATCATCGGCTTCCTCCAGCATTTCTATTGAAGCGTTTTCACGTTCGCACTTATCACACGAATAAACCTCATCTGGCTTTAGCGGGGCCAGACAGAATGCGCATATTGATTGGGGGAGTTCAGGCATGGCTAACCTCCAGGCGTCAGATAAATGGTTACCGCTATCAGCAGGAAGAAGAACAGGCCGGTGTAGCGGATCAGGTTTCTATCGAACGGTACTTGCTTAGGTTGAATCGGTGATGGGCACTTCTTTGGACGCTTGTGCTTATGAAAATATTTACGCTGCCTTGCCATTGTCAGCCTCCCTGTATTTCATCATCAGGAATACAATCATTGCGGCACGGAGTGGGTTGGAGTCATCATGATGGTGACTCGGGTCATCATCCCAACACCAGCACCCCTCAGTCATGACTCCGCCAACGTGTGCACACCATAATTTTTCAGTTTCACTCCAATTAAGGCTGATTTTATTCTCAACAATAATCGGCCAGGCGTCGGCAGCTTTGTTGCAGGAATTGAATCCGCCCAGCCTCCCCGCCCCCCTTACGACAACATCGACATACGGCTCCTTAGTTAATCCCTGCCAGCCCGTTTCCTCGTCAAAAGGTTTCATGCCGAGATGAATTGCCACCGCCTTGTTAATCTCAAAATCACTCATTGCTGAATAGTCTTTCATCGCGTTCTCCTTACTCTGTCGAATTTGGCGCGCAGCAAAACGCATATGTGATCATATGTGGGTATTTCGCTGGCGGGGATTGGGGGTTTAGGCTTGGTTCGAGAGGTCTTGCGGAATATCAGGTTGTCTATGGCTATCTGGGTTGGGCTTCGTCGCGTCATCGGCGTCGCCTCCAGGGCTTTCTCCCTTTCTGCCGCCAAGGTTCTATTGGTTCCGGGCGCGGTATTGATATCAAGTCTGGCTTCTTATGCTTTTCAAGCAATAACCCTGCATCTTGGAGTGCCTTGGGAAATGCCTTTCCAGCCTTGATAAACGCAGCTTCAATAGCATCAATCTCTTTCATCACGCCACCTGCTTTTGTTTGAGGTTTGAATATTCGCAGCCATTAGGAATGGTCAGCGCCAACCCAAATTCAGCGGCCCACATTTCGACTTGAGACAGAAAGAAATGCATATCGCCAGTATCGAGCTTTGACGTATGGCGCGGTTCCCACATTTTAACTTTCTCGCCGGTCACAAAGTCGGTGTATTCGACCTCTTCACAGCCGAGATAGGTTTTTTTGAGGTTACGCTTTACCCATGCTGGCGTTGCGTCAGTGCGGCCTGACTTGATGAGGTAAGCGCTTATTTCGCCATACCACATGTGGCTGAGTGCGTTCTGGTTGAGACTGCGTTTCTCCCGCCATTCACAGATTGAGACGCGGTATTTCTTGCCGGAGGTGATGAGTATTTGAAGAGTTGCGCCTAACTGCTTGAAGGTACTTTGGTGTAAACAGAAATCATCCATTTTCCCTCTCCGGCGCAGCGTCTAGCATATTGGCATAACGCTCTAACATGCTTTCAAAACTTCCTGTCAATCCGAGCAGTGTGAGCATTGCTAAAGTTGGCTCAATCGGAACCAGCTTCCAACCATCTGGTATCTCCGGAGAGTTCAACTGTGGGGTGGTGTAGACGATGCGGCGGCGGGTGGGGTCGTATTGTTCATAAAATCCTTTATCGCAGTCATCCCAAACCCATTCAATGTCGTCGAACGTGCATACCCCTGACTGATACTGATAATCAGGCTCAGCCCTCTTTGCAGCTAACGCGATTCGGGCTAGTGCTGCACTTTCGGCATGCGATGGTGGGAATGATAATGCTTTCAACTCCGTTATTTCTTCCAGTCTCTCTACAGTGAAACTATTTAATTCTTTCATGGCTTTACCTCAACGCATTTAACTTGATTAATCCGTGGAACGTAATCACTCCAAGAGCCTTGATCATGTAATATATCAATGGACTTTATCGCAGCCTCGCACTGCTCCATCGACTGCATTGGAGTAACCTGCATGTTTGAGGATTGGCTTGAAATGACAATAATCAGAAATATATAGCTCATTCACTCTCTCCCTTGATTCGAATGCAGGCAGTGCGGAGGATTTTCTCGCATTCAAAAATACAATCGTTCCAAATACCCTCTCTCATCATCGCTTCGTACATAGTCATGTCGGGGTATTTTTCTGACTCTATATCTGCTGATTTTCGAGGCGGCAACTCCACCTCGATGCTTTCTCTCGCCGATTTCCAAACCTCCCAGTACTCATCTTTTAGCCATCCTACTGGGTTGCAATCCCTACTTTTAAGCCAAGCTTCAAACTCTTTCCGCGATTTAGTTATGTCCATCAGAAACCACCTTGTTTTTTAGTTGGTCGACGCTCAGATTCAGCCGCCTTAGCTTTAGCCTGATCCTGGTTGCAGTCATAGATTGCACCGTGACGCTGCTCAACGAATACCACACCGCCGCTTCCGTGCCGGTTAAGCCGGAGTAGTAACTCAGTGTCCTGCTGATTGGCGTTCTCGTCGTAAGCGCCTTCACGGTATATCCCCAGCCAGTAGTCACAATCTTGCTCAATCTGTCCGGTATCGCGGGAGTCGCTTGGTTGAGGCCGCTTATTGACGCGTTTTTCTAAATCACGGTTTAGCTGAGTCAACAGCACAACAACACAATCCAGCTCTTTGGCGAGGTTCTTTAGCCCCTTAGTGATCATCCCGTAAGCCAGATCATTACGGTCTGCTTTTTCGGCGGTCATCAGTGTGAGGTAATCGACCAGCACCATGCCTACAACACCACGTTCGCGCTTAATGCGGCGGCACTCAGAAACAATGTGAGACAGTGAAAGGCCCGGCGTATCGTCGATATACAAATTTCCACTTCTCGCCAGTTCTAACCCTTTCGCAGACGCCAACGCAAAACGGTTATCGTCGTACCCATCAAGATAAAAATTACTGTTGGATACGCCAGAGGCTTGGGAAATCATGCCCTCACCAAGTTGCACATCCGGCATTTCAAGACTAAATGCCAGCGCAGGAAGGTTCTCATTCAGTGCGCAGTTGATTGCCATTTTTGAATAGAGCGTTGTCTTACCCATTTTTGGGCGGGCACCAACCACAAACAGTGAACCTTTCACAATTCGCTTAGGTTCCAGCATGGCGTCCAGTGAGGCGATCCCGCTGGTTAATCCAATAGCTCGCGGGTCACCGGAAAGTCGCTGATCAACAACATCAACCCAATCTGAGAACACACTTTCGAATGTTCGTAGCCCTCTGCGGTTACCTGTCTTGGCGTGATCTGTGATCTCGGTAGATAGCGCCTGTATCGCCTCAAGCTTTTGGGTCGCCGTCATGCCATTGTTGGCATAAAGCAACTCGGTCATCGCATTGGTTTTGGCAATGCTGTAACGAGTGATCGCCTTATCGCGTACTTCCATCGCGTAATGCACGATATTCGCGGCGCTGGGGGTGTTCTTCGATAGCTCGGCCATGTAAGCAAAACCGCCTACAGTGCTACTGATCCCCTTGTTCTCCATCTGGTTGTACAGCGTTATCAGGTCTATGGGGATCTGCCTGCTAACTAAGTCTTTAATTTCTGCAAAAATCACTTGGTGTGGGCGTGTGTAAAACGATTCGGGTTTCAGCATGGACAGGACTTTAGCGACGTTATCACTGCCGTCATCCAGCATCAGGCCGCCCAGCACACTCTGTTCTGCATCAAGATTGTGTGGTGGCGTTTTGTAATCAATGGTCATCCTTGGCCCCCTCACGGACTAGCAGATAAGTTTCGTCATTCAGGAAATACTCCAGCCCTTTTTTCTGCCACGTCTTGCCAGAACGAGCATCAGGCCTGTTTTCCAGCATCCAGCGGCAGTTGGTGGAAATGTAAGTCAAGTAGGCTTTCCAGCTTTCCAGCGTGAATGGCTGGCTGTCCAGTTGGCGAGTTATCTTGCTGGCTTTCACCCAGAAGGTTTTGATCAGGTTACGTCGCTTGTCACTGAGTGCTCTTATGCCTTTGGCTTCTGGCAGAATGTCGTGATAAGCATTGACCACATCTTCACAACTGAATGACGGTTTTTTCTTTCCCGGTTTATCGGCTGAAGAGGGACTCTCTATTACGTTAGTAATAGAGTTATTAGTTATTTCTTTAGTTATGGATTTCTGTTGGATTTCCGTTGGATTAACCGGCTCTTGAAGCCTTGCAATCTGCGGTTCCGCGTTGGACTTTTGTTGGACTTCCGTTGGATTAAAAATTGACTGAAATTCGTCATATTTAACCAATGTTATGCGGGTGAAATTGCGTCCGTAAGACTCTCTGGTAATCATCCCCATCCGACAGAATGTATCGAGAAGGCTTTTCACTTTGTTATCAGAAATTCCTGTCTCGGTAACCAGGGTTGGCCTGCCAGTAATGAACTGCCCGCGCCCTATTACCATTTTGCCAATGTCAGTGCTTACCTGCTTGGATTCATAGTTGGCTTTCATGATGAAGTGAAGCCACAAGTGAACGGCCTGAGAGTCCTTGTAAAGCTTGCTGTCCATGAATTGTCTATGCATCAAGGCAAACCCCTTACCGGTTGCCTCCGGCCTTACTGTGTCTGGTTGACGAAACGCTAAGACGTTACTCATTGGCTTTCCCCTGCATAGCCTTAAGCTCCCTGAATTTCTCAACGAGCTTGTGCCCGAATATTGGATTGTCCACGCAGACCATGACTAATTCGTCTGGCTTTGCAGAACGCTGCTGAGTAACGTCTTGCTGTTTTGCGTTAGTTTTCTTTCGCATCATTTGGCCTCCATGCGCTCAAAATTAATTACCCATACCCATGGGTTAGCCTGCCAGCTTTTCGGATTATCAGCCCCATAAATAGACTGCCAGAGGGAGCCGAATACATACCTAGCTGGTGAATGCTCATTAGCTGATACACCTTCAGCCAGTGCGTCCTGCTCACTGATATCATTCAACCGCTCAACACGAATGCCGGTGATCAGTAAGTTGATGCGGGATGCCCAGCGCGGCATGTGGATTGATGGACGCCATGAACCCTCATACTTCATGTTTGAGGTGTCAGGCTTCCAATAGGCTGAGTCAGGGATTGAATACAGCCCGTAATCACCATGCTTTTGCTCGCAACTAGCCTTGTATATGCGGGCGGCCGCTTGCTCATCACCTTTGACCATATTGTCTTGCCAATCGACACAAACACCATCCTCGTTGCCAAGAAGAGCAAATGTCTCGCGCACCCATAACTGATCGCCGGGCTTACCGAGTGGGCATGGGAAATAACTGCTTTCACCTAAATTTCCGTACCACTGAAAATTAAAGTCATCGTTATGACGAACATGGACAGTCTCAAGATCCTGACCGGCTGGCTGGTTTCCCATAATCCGGCGGGTTTGGGTTTTACGACCACTGAGAATGGCGTTGACCATTTCGGAATTGAAAAGTATTGGCTTCTCGTTCATAATTACTCCTGTGAATTGATCCAGTTAAAAGTTCATAGTGATTTGCTCTGAAGCCTCTGTTCGCGCAGGGGCTTTTTGCTTTCCGGTCACCGCAATCACAGCCTGCCTTGCGATTTCCCTTATCACGCTCGTCTCCCATATCTTCTCCAGAAGAACAAACGTCACTGCCATGTCATGTACGTTCAACCGGCTTACCTTTGATTCGGCCCAGCCAGCCTCCCGCGCAAACTTGCTCTGGCCCTTGATAGCCATTCGGCTTCGTAGCTCAGATTCAACTTCCATAATTCTCTTGCTGTTACTTGCACGTTCCATTGCGTACTCTTCCCTTGTGATTTGAATGTTGTTGTTCCTCCCCGATGGTCTGGGGATTAAGTTTTGATGGGCGCTTTTCAGCGCTATTTTCTTAATGAGCGGTGGGATTTATGCGGCTAAATGCTTGTTATTTGGGAATGGCTTTAATTCTTCAGCCTCCACGCGGCCATCGTCATGGATGATGACCGTAATATTCCGTCCGAAGGCCAAAGCCTTGCTGATTGCACTCTGTCGAATGCCAAAAATCTCAGCTGTCTTCTCTTGGCCTTTACTGGACACAAACGCTTCTAACGGGATTCGTTCCATAAAGGTCTCCTTGTGAATCAATACAAATTATCACTGTTAGTAATGAATATGTCAACACTAATGGTGATTGGTGCATATTCCTATTGGTGATAAATTTAGCGTATGAAAAAGAAGCCTTTAACAAATGAACAGTTAGCTGACGCTGAAAGATTAAAATTAATCTTTGAAGCTAAAAAAAACGACCTCGGCCTTTCGCAAGAAACATTGGCTGAGCAGATGGGCATGGGGCAAAGCGGAGTGTCTCAATTGCTAAATGGGTCTAACGCCATAAATGCGACCCATGCAGCTCAGTTTGCTAAAGCGCTGGGGATTAAAGTTGATGAATTCAGTCCCTCATTAGCTAGAGAAATAGCTGAAATGTTTGAGGCTGTAGATCAAAATGGGAATCAGGTAAGGCGCTATACATATCCGGTGCTTACTGAGGTTCAGGCCGGGGCGTTTGCTGCGGTGGGAGCATTTCGTGAGGCTGATGCAAAATGCTGGGTTGATACAACTAGAAAAGCAAGTAACGATTCATTTTGGCTTGAAGTGTCTGGACATTCCATGACGGCCCCGCCTGGAAGCAAACCAAGTTTTCCTGAGGGAATGCTGATCTTGGTTGACCCCGCCGAAGATGTTGAACCTGGTGATTTCTGTGTCGCCGGTATTTATGGAGATACAGAAGTTACATTCAAGAAGTTTGTTTGGGAGGATGGTAAGCCATGGCTGGAACCTCTCAACCCAAATCCTCGCTACCAAAGCATTGAGTGCAATGATAACTGCCGAATCATTGGGAAGGTAGTTAAGGCGCAGTGGCCCGAAGATACATTCAACTAACCCACTGCTAGCCCATAGAGGGAAATGATTGAGGTCGCTAAGGCGGCCTTTTTTATTGGATTAAATATGCATGCATGATATTTAAAATTAATGCTTGCTAATACATAAGCACATTGATTATTATGCAAGCACACTTCACAAAAAAGGTGCTTGCGATGTCTGACGATAAAAAAGAACAAAATAGTAAAGCAAAAGGCGGCATTGCTCGCGCCAATTCTCTTTCTAAAGAACGCAGATCTGAGATAGCTAAAAAAGCCGCTATTGCCAGGTGGGGTGAGAAACCACCTCGCGCTACACATAAGGGTAATTTCAAAAATGAGTTCGGACTAGATGTTGAGTGCTACGTTCTAGGTGATGAAAATAAAACAGCAGTTATAACCCAGCTGGGCATGGGGGAGATCCTAGGTCTTGGTTCTGGCGGCAGTCGACTTCCTCGGTTTGTTTTCAATAAGACAATGTCGGAATACCTGTGGCCAGAATTGCGGGAAAAGCTAGAAAATCCTATTGTTTTTTATATACCTATCGCTGGCCAACCTAATGGATCCGGCGTAAAGGCTAACGGTTATGAGGCTGGAGTTCTGATCGATATATGCCGAGCCGTTACCCAAGCTGAAAGCGACGGGAAATTAACCAAATCTCAAGTTAATGTGGCAAGGCAATCAAGCATTATTGTAAATGCCTCCGCGAAGGCCGGCATTGAAAACCTTGTTTATGCACTGTCAGGTTATGACAGAACAAAGCAAGAAGTGATCGAGGCTTATAAGCGGTATGTTGCCGATGAGGCTAGAGAGTATGAAAGAGAGTTTACGCCAGAGCTCTATGAGCAATGGTATCGATTATACGGCCTTGAAAAGCCAGTTAGAGGCAGACCGTGGGCTTTCAAATATTTAACTATTGACCATATTTATAATCCTCTGGCCCGCAGCGAAGGAAAGGTTTTCAGCTTAGCTAAATCCCTTAAGAATGAAAAAGGTGATAAACAGGATAAAGTTCACATGTTTTTATCCGAGGTTGGGGTCAAGGCTCTTCGCACCCAGATTGGCAAGATAACAGGCATTGCAATGGTATCTAACACCAGAGAAGAGTATGAAAAATTCATAGACGAGAAAGTTATCGGACAAAAAAGAATCGACTTTGAATAAAAACGCAACCGGCCCCGCTGCCTGGTTTACCAAACAAAACTATAAGATAAGTATCTGTTCTATTGCCGGCCCCGCTGCCGGGTTTTTTGTGCCTGTAATCTGACAATCTCACCACCCTACCCGCTTTAAACACTACTCACATCACACTTTTCACGCCTGATAGCCGGTGCGATGGGTCACGTCTGAATTATTTTTGAATTAAATTACCTTAAAAATCAAAATCAAAATCACCATTAGTAATTATTTATCACCACTAGTGTTGACTATCAAATTACTAATGGTGATAATCATTCCATCAACACGGCAGGAAGCCAAAAGTACGACAGGAAGTGTTCTTTAAGATAACAGCGCTGAAAAGTGCAAAACAACCAAAGCGAATGAGTTTTGGGATGTGGTGAAAATCTTGCTGTAGAGGCTGATGGTTGCAAATGCAGTCACAGTCCAGACAGAGATCGGCACTGTCCACCGCATCACCAAAACTCATACAGGAGGTTTTATGAATACTAAATTACTTAAGGTCACCGTGCGCGCTTCTGGAAATCCAGTCTACTTTGGTCGCACTTTCGTTGGTCACACTAAAACCGAATTCTCATACAAAGGCCGCCCAGCTACTAGCGTCATCAATCCTAAGCAGCGTTATATGAAGCTGTCTCCAATCTCCCTTTAGTTATTTCATCATGCCGCTTAATTCAGGCGGCATTAGTGAAGTTATTAACTGGAGGTAACACCATGGCTCATCAAGGTTATGACAACGCCAGACAGCGCCGTAACGATAAGCGCTTGGCTCTCACAGCAGCATATAACGCACAACACGGCATCGTAGAACCAGAGTCACGCGAAGTTAAGCGCCCTACTCTGCGATTGAACCGTAAGCCAGTAAATCGCGTAGATTTGGCGGTTATGGTTCACACAACGAAGGTGTACGACTCTATTAACAATTGTTGTTTACCAGAAGTGGCTATATTCTCAGTGAAGAGCAAAAAAACAACAACACTAACAGCAAGGGGTTAGTTTCCAATAAGGAGCATTGCCATTGAAAAGCCCTATGACTTTTACCGCAGTGAGGGTTAACAAGTTTGGTGCCGTACCAGCAGTGGAAATCACCTGCTACGATGAAAAAACCAAACAGACCACGGAGTGCTTATTCCTTCAGGTGCCAGATAAGAAAGCTATTATTTTAGGCGCTGAATATTTTCACCCTTTACTAAAAGCAGAAATGACAATCATCGCCGATGAAGCGATAGCGGCAGGTAAAAGTAAATTCCAGATAGAGCAAGAGCTTGCCATATCACAAATGGAAAGCAGTAGGAAAAGGCAACTTAGCCGGTCTACGCAATTCAGGGACACGATAGCAGCATGGTCTCAAGAGCTATCGGCACTCAATGAGGCAGTGAGAAATGGTCTGGATATACCAACGGTGCGCTCAAGAATATCCAGTCTGGTTTTAGCTATGGAAAAGTACAACCCGAAAAAGTAATCAGGAATCACTTAAACAAGCCTCGCTAATGCGGGGTTTTTTATTGCCTGAATTCAGGCTGCACATCTAGGGTATACAAAGCAACGATGCCGGTACCGGTTCGCAGCAGTGAGCGACCAAGCGCGGACAACATATGCTTGCCTGAAGTCGCTAAGTTTGCAGCAGGCTTCCGTAAGTCAGAATCACTAACAGCGAGGTAGGTATGGAAAAAACACAAGAAAAACTCTTGATGGCACCAAGTGCAGATATGAGCGATAAACCAAAAGTAACGATATTTGGCAAGGAAATGGATTCGGAAGCATTGGACGTACTTGTCAGGGTTATCGGAAACTCACTGAACGTTATTGCGGAATATGGTGCAATAAATGATTGGGACGAAGAGAAAATAAAAGCGGCAACAAAATCTGCTGCCGTCGGAATTGCTTTCGGACTTAAGTCACTTGTTTATTTTAAAGAATCTCAAGAGGGCTAGGGTTCTTTTTACCTTCTTCCTTAATTAGCGCCAAGAACGTTTTAGTGAGTTGCTGGTATCTATCGAAATACTCTGATGGCTCTCCGTTATTCTTTTGCTGACCAAGAAAGTTAAGTGCGAGCTTGGAGGCTAATTCGTTATCACTCATCTTCAAATCCATTTTATTGACTGTGGAATAACCAAGATATCAATTTCCTTTGACTGTGGAAAGCAGGGAAACCACGGCTGGGCGTGGCTAAATATCCCAGCACAAATTATAGAGGTCGCATAACGCGGCCTTTTTTATTGGCGTGTAAATGAGGAATGAATGATGAGTAAGGAAAAGCGTGAAATAGCATGGCTGAATTGTGAGCGATGTGACCACACCCCTGTGATTGTAGAAACCTCCGCGCCAGTCGGGATGATTAATTTCAACGATAAGGCTGCATGCCCATCGTGCGGACTGGAGGGTCACGCAGAGGTTGATAGTCCAGAGGAGGCATATATCTGCTGGAATGAATTTGAATGACCAGTGACCTTACCCCTGCCACTTAACCGGTGGCAGCAATAAGACCACCATGTATTAAGTGAATATTTAAATTCCTGACAGGAGGTTTCATGCAGCAACTTCTACTCCTGTCTCTACTGCTAGCGTTAAGGCTTTGGCGCGAAGCAGAACCGCGCAGAACAATACATTTATTGTCCTGCAAAGTTATCCAGCCTAAGCACTTAAATGTGCAGAAGGCGCAGAATTCTAGATTCTGTGATTAGAGACATCAAAGCCATTTAATACCAATAAAACCACACGAAGAAAACTTATAGCGCAGAGCATGGCTGCCACGTGAACATGCCGATTGATTTGGGAGTACTTATGTGACCGCTAATGAGTGACCTTACCACTGGCTCTTGTTTAGGGGCCTTTGGCAAGACCACTAGATGAGGTGATGTATGACAGATGAAATTAAAACAGGCGGCCCAGTGTTTCCAGTTAACGACATTGTTTTACGTGATGAAAACGGACACATGCACGGCAATATTATTGCCTCAACGGGGTTGACTATTCGCGATTACTTCGCAAAAGAGGCTCTTGGTTTGTGTTATGCGCAATACCTAAATTACGCCGAAGTTGAGGGGTTTCAGGAAGATTGGCGAACAGGCGTCGCGCTTGATGCTTACATGATGGCAGACGCAATGATTAAGGCGAGAGGGTGAGATATGAAGCACTACTACATGGTTTTGGATTCGAGAGCGCAAGTTGATAGCGATAGCGCTGTTGTTCTTGAATGCCTTGGTAATCATCGTCCATCAATGAAAAGCTTGAGTAAAGATTGGGGGCAGCAAGGCACTGTGCTCGTGAAATATAACCAATCTGGCAATGAGCTAACGAACGAAGAGATAGTCGCCGTTATGCCTTAACCCTCCCCAACCCCCACTAATCCCCAGAGTAAATAACTGACAATCGTCGGTGCTTTGCTGTGGGCTAAACATAGGAAATGAGCATGAGTGAAGCAACCGGCTTATCGATTGTTATCGAAGCTAAGAACGCTCTCGCAGTATTTACCCAGCCTGACCACATCGAATCTATTCTTCAGCAGGTTGAGAAAGAAGTTAATTCGTTTGTTCCAGATGTCAGCACAAAGAAAGGCCGCGACGCCATTGCTTCTCTCGGCTTGAAAGTGGCTAAGACCAAAACTTATTTGGATGGTCTGGGTAAGGATTTGGTTACCGAATACAAAGAGGTGCCAAAGAAAATTGATGCCAGTCGCAAGACGGTTCGTGACCGGCTAGACGCACTGAAAGAAAAGGTTTTGCTGCCAAAATTAGAGTTTGAGGCCGAACAGGAACGGCTAAAGCTTGAAGCGGAACGTATCGCAGCCGAAGAAGCTTACTCTGCCATGTGGCAGGAAGCCCACGATATGGATGCCGTTATCACTATTAGAATTGCCGAAAAAGCAGCAGCCAAGAAAGAGTCTGACCACGAAATGGCCCTGCTGATGAATGACGCTTTCGACCGTAACGCTCAAGAGAAAGACAAAGAGACTGAACGTTTGCGTAAGGCCCATGAGGAATTTATTGCAAAAGAAGCAGCAGAGAAAGCAACACGTGAAGCCGAGGCAAGAGCACGTAGTGACTTGGAATATGCAGAAATTCAGCGAAGGGACGCGATACTTGCACGGGAACGAGCAGAACGTGAGAAACGGGAAGCAACTGAACTTGCAGAACGCAATCGTATCGCGGCAGAGCAAAAGGCCGAGCGCGAGAAGCAGGAAGCTATCGCAGCCGAGAAACTTAAAGCACAGCAGGAAGCTGAGCGAGTTCAACGTGAAGCTAAGCAAAAAGAAGATGCCCGGCTGGCTGAAGAGAAACGTGTTGCTGATGAAAATGCCAAGCGCGCGGCTGACGTTGAACACCGTCGCACCATCAACCGCCAAGCAGTAGCCGACTTAATTGCAAACGGATTGCCAGAAGATTGCGCACAGAAATGTGTAGTCGCTATCGCTAAAAACCTCATTGCCTCAGTTCGTATCACTTACTAATCAAACTTAAATTTCAGGAGCCACTCATGTACCAATTCGTACTAACTGGCGATGCCGTCATGGGTCGCTATTGCCAACACCAGCCAAAAGTCAAAAACGCCAATCCGTGGATCCGCTGGTTTCTCAGCATATTTCAACAGAAAGGTAATCCGCTATGACACCCACAGACATTACCGAAGCAAGGAAGCTTTATAGCTCATTGAACGAGCAAGATTTAGAGCAAGCTGGGCTAGTCGCAGAGAGGCAGGAAAAGGCCCTTAGGGTTCATAACCTAATTAAAACCTTTGAACACCTCCCTGAATTCGACCGTGAAGCTTTCAATATCTTAGTTGATGAGTATGACTTCGAGGGACTCGACACCGCACTCTACAACGTCCTATTTGAGAATGCCAAATGGCAACAGGCGCTGGAAATACAGCGGCGACTGGCTGAACACGATGAGGCGGCGTGATGGAACCAGGCCACTATCAAGATATATCAAACGAGGATTATCACTCGGGGCCGGGGGTAAGTAAGTCGCAACTGGATGATGTGGCTATTAACCCCGCAATACTCACATGGAAGAAAACAGCGCCAGTAGACACGGAAAAGCTCAAGGCGCTGGATATGGGGACAGCACTCCACTGCCTGCTACTTGAGCCTGAAGAGTTCGATAAGAGATTCATCAAAGCGCCAGAGTTTAACCGGCGCACAACTGATGGTAAGGCAGCAGAAAAGGATTTTCTGAAAGAGTGCGAAGAGTCAGGGAAGACCGTAATGGACTTTGAACAGCACCGGAAGCTGGAACTGATGCAAGGTAGTGCAATGGCCCACCCTGCGGCCAGATACTTTTTAGAAGCAGAAGGATACTGCGAATCTTCAATCTATTGGACGGATGAAGAAACATCAGAACTATGCCGGATCCGACCGGATAAGTTTCTCACCAGTCAGCCAATCATAGTGGATGTGAAAAAAGTGGCTGATATGGATCGCTTCTCGCGACACATCGAAGAGTTCCGGTATCACGTACAGGACGCTATGTACCGGGATGGTTATCTCAATCACTTCAACGAATACCCGACATTTCTGTTTATCGCAGTAAGCGAAACCATTAACTGTGGTCGATACCCAACCCGCGTATTTCAGCTCGATGCTGATGATGTGGCTGCCGGACATGATCTGTACAGAAAGAACCTGCAAACCTATCACGAATGCCGACTCACCAACGAATGGGGCGGTGTAGAAACCATTTACCGCCCTGCATGGGCAAGGAAAAAGAACAATGACTGACATCGCCAACATCGAACTCAGCAATGAACCCGCCATTACCAATGCAAACGTGGCTATTTTCAACCCTCAAAACCTGATGGCAATTCAGAATTTCGCAACACTTATGGCAAGCGGAAAATCAACTATCCCGGCCCACCTCGCAGGTAATAAAGCTGACTGTATGGCTGTGGCAATGCAAGCTGTTCAGTGGGGCATGAACCCATTCGTTGTTGCTCAAAAGACTCACGTTGTCAGCGGCACCCTGGGTTATGAAGCACAACTTGTTAACGCGGTGATTTACGCAATGGCTCCCACTAAAGACCGGATTCACTATGACTGGTTTGGCCCATGGGAAAACGTGATCGGCAAGTTTGCAGAGAAACCATCAAAAAATGGTGGGAAATACATAGCGCCAGATTGGACATTGGAAGACGAGAAAGGACTTGGGGTCAGGGTTTGGGCCACGATGAAAGGTGAGGATGAACCGCGCGTTCTGACTTTATTACTTTCTCAGGCCCAAGTGCGAAATTCCACCCTATGGGCCAGCGACCCGAAGCAACAACTTGCCTACCTCGCTGTTAAACGCTGGTCACGCCTGTACTGCCCCGAGGTTATTCTCGGCGTTTACTCTACAGACGAACTGGATGGAAAGCCAAAGCCTGAGCGAGACGTGACGCCACGCACTAATGCTGACCTGAACAAGATGATCAACACCAAGAAAGCGGAACCAATTGAGGGTGAATTGGAGACAACAAGAGTCGATGAGCGCTCGCCTGATGTCCTGCTCGCTGATTTTACCAGCGCAGCCAGCAACGCCAAGTCAGTAGAAGAGTTAGATAAGTTCTTCAAGTACACCAAGCGCGTCCTTGCAGTCCACCACGACCAACTCGAAAAGGCTACCGACATCTACGGCATCCGCAAGGCTGAAATGGAAGAAGTCCCAATGTGAGGCTGTTATGAAAATAAGAAAACATGTGCCGTGGGAAGATTATGAAAAGGATTTCATAAGAGAGGTGGCAGGAGTATTTAGCGCGGCACTGATAGCAGAGAAACTTGAAAGAACAAAGCGAGCCATTGAAGAGAAAGCCAGAATTCTTGGAGTTTCTCTTGCTCTCAAGAAAGCAGCCTAATCCCCCACCCCATTACAGCAATCTGCTGAGGAAACAGTTATGTCTGAAAATACTGATTATGAAACGTTAAAAGATGAGCGCGATTCAGCACTCAATACTTGTTCGCTGATTGCCGAGGCTTTAGGTATTACCGGCGCGGTAGCGGGTGACACTATTGCGCGGGTGCAGCAGTTGGTTGGTGAGAGTGCGGCGCTGAAGGCTGAAAATTGCATTCAGGATTTCATCATCTCAGCAGTTAAAGATTTAGTCCGCGAAAGCGATGGCGTCACAGGCTGGCACCGTAACGGTGACGTTGCTACATGGGATGAAGTTCTGCCGGAGTTATCCCATAGCGAAACACCAGCCACAACTCAGGCGCTTAACGAGATAAAGGCGCAGGGTGTTGATGAGTTCGTGACCAAGATTGCACGCGATTTACGGATGGCGGGTGGTGGTGATGGATATCATGAGAATCTTTATCCTGAATTTGCTGAGCACCTTGAATGTAAGGGTGGTGATTTCGCCGCCAGCCTGAGGGGTGAATGATATGGCGAAAGAATACTTTGTCATAAGCGTGAATCACACCACTCGCCATAACCGCTACATAATTTTGTGGGCAGAAAATGACGCGGGATATTGCGGAAGAATAGAGGCCGCTGGACGCTACGCGGAGGACAGAATTTTATCCCACCTTCGTTATTACAATTCTGGTTGCGACACGGTAGCTGTTCCATGTGAGGTGTTAGAGCGGTTTGCTGAGCCTGTAGAGAAAAAGTTTTTCGATACTGAAGGCGGCAAATGGGTAATTAATTGCCGGAAAAATTGGCTTGAGATTCTAAAGCACACAATCTGCAAACCACAGCATAAACCAGAGCCTGAATACAAAGGTTCACGCCGTAAGCAGGAGGCATGATGAATAACATCGAAGAGCTTAGGGAACACTGCGAAGAAATGATCGCTATCTCTCGCATGCAATATGCGTATATCCCAGCATCATCAATTATCACTCTGATAGACAGAATTGAGAAAGCAGAGAAAGAACGTGATGACTTGCTTAATCAGGAATTCCAGCAACGTTTAGCGAATGCAAAATATCAGCTTCACATGAAAGATTTAGCCATTCATAACATCAAAGCTAGTCGAATGGCTCAGTTCAAAAAGCGCTTGGCAGCAGCAGCAGAAGCAGCGTTATCAGCGGCAAACGAGAAGCTGAAAGGCGAGCAGGTGCCGGTAGCCGTGATAGTGTTATCCAAAAATTGGCCTGATACCGGGCGCAAGGTTATCGATTACTACATTGAAAAAATACAACACTTGCCTGTAGGTACGGAGCTATTCACCGCCCCGCAAAAGCCGGTTGTGTTGAGTTCGTCAACTGTCATGAGTCGGGCCTATGTGGTTCAAGCCATCAAAGCAGCCGGTTTCACGGTAGAGGGGGAGTGATGGCATTTGTATCTATACTGACAACAAAAGAAATTGGTGGGGCGAAACTGGTAATAAGTAAGAATACTGCTGCGCGAGTAACCAAAGCAGTTTCCGGCAATCATCAAACTATTAATGTTGAGGTTGATTTTGAACACCATAAAATTAGGCTAATTGTTGGTGACAATTTCAGCAAGAGACTCACCGGAAGAGTGAAGTGCTGCTTTTCTGTTCCAAAGACCTTCTGTCAATCAATCATTCCTAACGGCAATAATAAAATTGAAATTCCGCTTATCAAGAATATTGATGGTTGGTGGTATGGAGATTTACCTATAGAGGGGAATGCAGATGCTGAGTAAAGAGAAAATAACAAAGCAAATCACAGTAGTGATTGAAATAGATGTTCCGGACCATGCTACCGATAGCGATATTCGCGATTAGGTTGATGTTCAGTGCGGTGAGTGCAACAGCATGAGCCCCGACAATCCATGTAAAAATGATTATGAAGTCATCGAACACTATATTCGTTGATGGGGGTGACTAATGCTAATCGGCTTTGTTCTTCTCGTCAGCTCATGCGGCCTTGATGCCTGTAATGCCCTACCGGTTACCGAAGACATCTATCCTACTCAATCCGAATGTCTGACCACTTCAGCGCTGATTAAAGAGCGCAGGCCCGACGCTGTGCTCATGTGCAGCGAAGTGTATCGGTAACTTGTTTTAACCCCACCACGGACTCACAGAAACGGATTTCACTAAATCTGGAGATTCCCTATGCGTATAGAAATAGAAAACTACGTCATCACGAGTGATGAATATCAGTTCACCCTCAGTCAGAAAAATGTGTTTGGCAAAGATAGTAAATATGCCGGGCAGTCATATGAAAAGGCTGTCGGCTATTACCCAAAACTTAGCCAAGTTATTACCGCATTGATTATGCGAGGCGTTATGAAATCAGACATCGAATCATTACAAGCCATGCAGCAGCATATTACCCGCGTCAGCCTTGCCTGCGAAAAGGCTCTGAAAGATTTCACATCAGAACCGGTAAATGACGAGGTGGCGTAATGTGCGATGAAATCGACCAGGCCCAAGAGCTTGAAGCATTGAACCTTGAAGTAGCTCTCCGCAATACCGCTGCCAGGCAGAAAATGAAAGAAATCGGCAAGTGCTACTACTGTAGCGAGTCGATAAGTGCTGGATGCTTCTGCGACAGCTTTTGCAGAACTGACTGGGAGAATCGGCGGCGCGCTGATTTGATTCGAGGTAAGGCGGCATGAGTGGATATCAGCTTATTTATTGTGACCCACCCTGGCAGTACGGGAACAAGGCCAGCAACGGCGCGGCAGTTAATCATTACAGCACTATGTCACTCACCGATTTAAAGCGCCTCCCTGTTTGGTCCATCGCAGCACCCGATGCAGTTCTCGCCTTATGGTACACCGGTAACTTTAATGACGAAGCCAGGCAGCTCGCTGAAGCGTGGGGCTTTCAGGTTCGCACGATGAAAGGTTTTACCTGGGTGAAGCTGAATCAGTTGGCAGAGGACCACATAAACAAGGCGCTGTCGGCCGGTGAGGTTAACGACTTTTACGACTTTCTCGCCCTGCTCAATACCCAGTCGCGGATGAATGGCGGCAACTACACGCGGGCTAATACGGAAGATGTGCTGATCGCAGTGCGCGGCAATGGCCTTGAGCGGCTCAATGCCAGCATCAAGCAAGTTGTTTACTCACCACTTGGCGAGCATAGCGAAAAACCGTGGGAGGTACGCCACCGGCTTGAATTGCTGTACGGGGATGTAAAGCGCATCGAGTTGTTTTCAAGGAAGGATTTAGATGGGTGGGATACCTGGGGCAATAAGTGCGGGCAATCAATCAAACTAATACCTGGCAGTTCGGAGGCAGCATGAACCAACCAAAAGTAACGGAAATACTGTTAGGAATATGCTTTGCACTATTCATTATCTGCCTGGTTGTCTATGTGGTGGGTGATGCTATGAAGGGAGTTCACTGATGGATGCACTTAGCTTTGTAATGGCATACCTCGACTGGATACTGCTTATTGTCGGAGGCGGTGTGGCGTTCTGGCTGCTGTGGGTAAAGGAGTGGTGATACGTGACTCCAGAAGAGAGACAGAACGCACTCCAATCCACCGCCAGAATGTGTAACAACGAAATTAAAACCACCCTCGCCGCACTACCGGCTAACACAAACAAAGACTCCATCACCCGCCCTATCATTCTTCGCCACTACGAAAAGCTAAAGCCACTTGGCTACAAGCTGGCTTGGCTTCTTTTCGCCATCGGCGTGCTGAATGGTCAGTTTAAGTGGAATAGGTGATGGGATTGATAAAGAGATAAGAGGCCAAAATGGATAAATACAGTCTCACATTCGATGAGGCTTGCGAATTCCTTGGGTTATCAAGGCCAACATTATCGCAGTGGATTAAATCAGGAAGATTAACCGCAAGCCGTAAAACATCAGCAAAACAATCACCGTACATCATAACCCGCCAAGCATGTATTGCCGCCCTACAAAATCCCCTGCACACTGTTGCAGTGAGCGCGGTAGGTGCGACAGGAGAATCACAATGTCAATCTTCCGCAGAGGTAAGGTATGGTACGCGAGCATCTCTATCCCGGGTGCGAAGCGTATTAAAGAATCACTTGGAACTGAAGACAAGCGGCAGGCTCAGGAACTGCACGACAAGTTAAAGTCTGATTATTGGCGCGTAGACCGACTCGGTGAAATGCCTGAAATCATGTTTGAGGAGGCTTGCTTGCGCTGGATTGAAGAGAAAGCAGAAAAGCGATCTCTTGATACAGATAAAAGTCTTATGGGGTTTTGGTTATCGCATTTCGAGGGAATGAAGCTGAAGGATATTACCGAGGCGAGAATATACGCAGCAATCAGCAAAATGACGAATCGAAGGCATGAAGAGAACTGGCGGATAATGGCAACATCAGTAGCCAATAAAGGGAAGGAACCGCCCCCATTCAAGTCTAAGCCATCATCAACGGCTACAAAGGCGGCACACCTTTCGTTGATTAAGTCGATAATGAGAGCGGCGGAGCGTGAGTGGAAATGGCTTGATAAGGCACCACTCATTAAGGTTCCACAACCGAAGAATAAGCGTATTCGCTGGTTGGAACCACATGAGGCTATTAGGTTAATAAATGAGTGCCCAGAGCCGTTGAAGTCTGTGGTTCGTTTTGCTCTTTCTACCGGGCTGCGTCGTTCCAACATCATCAACTTGGAGTGGCAACAGATAGACATGCAGAGAAAAGTTGCCTGGATTAACCCGGAAGAGAGTAAGTCAGGCAGGGCTATTGGCGTAGCCCTGAATGATACAGCTGCAAAAGTGCTTAGGGAGCAGATTGGAAAGCATAACAAATATGTGTTTGTTCATACTCACGCATCAAATAGGTCTGATGGGTCATTAACGCCAGAAATAAGGAAATTACGAGTTGATAGTAATAAAGCTTGGTATTCGGCATTAAAAAGAGCCGGAATAGATAATTTCAGATTTCATGATTTAAGGCATACATGGGCAAGTTGGTTAGTTCAATCCGGAGTTCCTATTTCTGCATTACAAGAAATGGGTGGTTGGGAGTCAATTGAAATGGTGAAAAGATATGCCCATCTTTCACCGAATCATTTAAATGAACATGCCAGACAAATAGACGCAATATTTAATGATTGTGTCCCAAATATGTCCCATGAAATAGATTTGAAATTAGAGGTTAATGCTAAGTGA